GATAACAATCCATCTACCGCAATAGCCTGACGACAGGACAGAATGTCCCCGACAAGGTCGGTAATTAAGGAATGGGGTATTCTTCAGTGAGAAAAGAGGATTCATCATGTTGCTGGGGGGCTAAAAAGAGAGGTTAAAGTGCCGATGGCGGGTGGATGAAGATATGATGTCGAGCCTCTATATTGGATTCGGAATAACTATCCTGCTTTTACTGCTTGAAATCGGCTTACTGCTCGTAATAGGTCAAAGAATAGAGGCGGTTTTCAGAGCCTCAATGATTGAAATGGATCACAAATTAGCCGAAGCAATAGCCTCTGTGATGGAAAAAGTACCTGGTTTCAGTGAAGAAGGTCAAGAATTCAACCCGATTCAAGCTGCAATCGCGCAATTAATTGGAAATATGGCAGACCAAAACAAGAATACGATCAATGCCAGGGTGATCGAGCGCACTGATGGCGGATTATTCGCTGAGAAATCGGATTGACGGTCTTACTAATAGGCGGACTGACAATCCGCAACAATATGGCACGCCGGAAATCGAAGTCAAAACGCCGAAGATCACCAAAGATGATGAGTATTATAAATTTGGCAGAGAGTTACGCTTATCTGTCCGTTCTCAGTGAAGGAATCGCTGGAACATCACCTATCGGACTTTTGGGAGCCGGCGATATTGTCGGCACGCCGATTAAAGATTCAGCATTTGCAGGCGTGAGCCAGGGAATGAGTTATTCCGGAACGGATGCGATCTCTCTAGCAGACATGGTTTCCTCTCCTGATGTTGCCTTCTCAACTTTAACATCTAACTTTGAATCGAATTGGCAGGCTATGGCGATCAAGTCCGTGGGAATTGGATTAACTTTTAGATTCGGCAAGAAATTACTTCGCCGACCGATAGCAAACGTAAATCGCAACGTGTTCAAAATGTTGGGCATGGGTGTAAAACTTTGAGGTGATTATGAATGGCAACAAATACAGTTAATGGGGTTTTAATGTGTACCGACGGTACTACGATACCCCTTCAAACAGAAATCGCAGAAGCCACAGAATCGACTCTTCAAACTTCAACTTCATTTACCGGCGTAGCACAAGATATTGGCGACTACGCTCCAGGCAAAGTCGTTACTGCCGGTTTAGTATCAGCTGACAACGGGTTTTCTTACGCATACATTCTCCGCCAGGGTGTTGTACAGGTAAATGTTGCAGGGTCAATCAAAGGAACAGCTGCAGCCGTAGTCCCTTTGAACAAACCTGTTAAACTTCAGGCGGGGGACAAACTTCGTGTTCTAACTACAACAGGATCAACACGTCAAGCAGCTCTTTCAGTTTTTACCAATAGAGGAACTTCAAGAATCTTCTACAAAGTGGCGTCTGGTGCTGCAACCCAGAGCTTAGTGGATCTCCAAACTTCTAACAGCATTGGAAATACGCTCCAGGGTGAAGTCATTGTTTCTGCAATGTTCACTTCAATTGATTCAACTAAGATCGAATCTCCTGGTGGCGGTGCAAATGTGATTAACAACTTAGGAAACCTAGTCGGTGCAGTACCGGCTTGTTCTCCTGGTGTCTATCAACCAGCATGGCAACCTTGCAGAATTCCTGTAGCTCTAAATTACACTGCTTCTTTCGTAACTAATGCTTGAGAGTGATTTTATGAGAAAGTCCACTGAACGAAAGCGATTGAAGAGAATGCGACACGATGCGCGTCGATTATTCCTCAATGGATTGATTTCTCCGAAAGTGTTTGAGGGTTTTACCGTCGGGCTTCGTTCTGCTCAAAAGAAACTATGAGTGTGACGTGTATGCCATTACCAGGTGCAAATAGACACGAAGGTAGGGTCTACGCTCTGTCAAAGGGTCAAACACTCGCTGACATAGCGGGAAACGAAACCTGGATGGCTACCCTGGGCGATCCTATCGCTGTCCAGGATCTCAATGAAGATGAATTGCGACGCCTGGTGCTTCTCAAACTAGCTGTTGAATCCGTCAGAGCCGATTGGGTAGGACTATTGTGATACAATGCCACTACCAGACGCAACAAAGGATCAAAGGATCTATCAGTTATTGAAGAACATAGATCTAGGGAACTTAACTTTCGATCAATTCCAGGATGCGGCAGAGACGGTTTTCGCGGAACCAGAGGCTGAAGATACTCTCAGAAGGATCGTTCTAGTTAATCTAGCTCGTATGTCAGTCGCAGGAGATTGGGTGGGGCTTACTTCTTCTTCTGGTGGTGGAGGGGGAATGTCGCCAGGAACACCATCAGGCTGGCAGACTAACTACAATTTTCAACAACTAGCAACAACTGTAGGTTATGGAACGGCCACAGCACGATCAGGGACAACTGATTACGGCCTGGGTCAATATCCGCATTTTTTCCCAACAATGATGTCAACATCTGGTGAAATAGATACAATGACGATTTATTGCTCCGCGGCGGTCGCTTCGAGTAATTACAGAATCGGAATTTATGACGTTGATGACAATGGAAACCCCAGGACACTACTAGGATATAGTGACTTCGACTGCTCATCGACGGGTACCTTGACAGTATCTAAGGCCGCCATGTCTGCCGCCATCACAACTGTTCGGGGTGGTGTATATTATTACGGAATAGTGAGAACGACAGCCGGTTCTTCTCCTGGCATATACGGGACTGAATCAGCATCGGGCGCGGTGGGTGTTCCAGCCCCTAGCACCGACATCGCCGCTGCAATCATTAATACCACATCGGCGGGCGATCTCGAATCAACCATCACTCTTTCTGAAATGGGTGTCAGAACGGGGGGAATTCCTCGGCCAATGGTCGCATTAACATGGTGATATAATGGATAGAGCGCATTTCATAGATGGAATTCAACAAGAGGATTTGAACGTGTCCTGGGAAACTATCAGACACGACAGAGATAACGAGCTTGTTCGCACTGATCCATGGGCGTTGAGTGATCGCACCATGAGCCAGGAACAAATTGACTACCGACAATTTCTTCGAGATTTACCAGGGGATAACGATTCAGCAAATGATGCCGCCGATTCCTGGGCGGCGTATGAAATACCGGAATGATCGGGATGCCTAAGCCAAAGCCAACATCCATCATTCGTCACGAGATTGTTCTAGGTCGAACTGAGAGAGCCATGCTCGATCCAATCATCGCTTCATTGTCATTCAAGAACCTGGCTGAACCGATGGTTGAGATTCTCAAAGATGGAACGGCACTTCTCGCCCTGGCTGGAATCCTTGAAGCCGCTGGTGTAATCGATTTCATTCCCAATGATCTAAAGCAGGATATTGTTGATGGTGTCTATGATACGGTTGATGATGCGATGGAGGCAATAGAAAACGCCGCAAAGGTAGGTGTTGCCGAATCTCCTATCGGTAAAGGGTTCAAGATTTTCACGAGCGTCTGGGCGTTCACTGTTATTCAAAGCAGAAAGATCCAGGATCTAAATCCCCTTGCTTAACAAACGCACCCATGTGGAACAACGCCACACTTCAGACAGCATTCAACCATCTCGATATCAACGCCATACAGATCGTGAGTCTGATCGCAATAGGTTGTGAAATCCACTTCTTGCTTCATATCATCATCAATCGGAAAATCGCAGTCCATAAAGTAATCATCAGAAATTCCGAAGTACCAATCTGATTTCATTCTTCTAACCCCTCCAATATCTTCTCAAGCAATTCGATAATTTTCATATGGGCGATAGCTGTATATCGGTAGTCTGAATTCCGAGCCTCTTTCAACCTTTGATGAATTAATTTTTTCTTCATTCAAAATCCCCCAGGAGATAGGATGTAAAAAACCCCGTTTTTGAAAGAATTAGGAAAAAATGAACATAAAAGCGTCATTATAACACCTTAGATTTCTTCAACAATCGTTCGGACAAGTCCAGAATTGCTTTTTCGATTCGGCGTGTTTCGGCATCAGTGCCGGTTTCCCTGCACATAATGAAGATATTATCACGGAGATGAGTGTTAAACAGCAAGCGAGCGGAAATTTCCTGATACATTTTTTTAGTCATTTCTCGTTGATTCATTCAAATTCCCCCAGGGCGGTTTGATCGGGATGATCTGCAGCTAGTTTGTTATCCAGGTAATGCTCTTGAAAGCATTCCTGGCAGATATCCAGGTTATCGACATCGACTTCATTTTCACATTCAGGATTCGCGCAGATCATATTGGCCTTCTCTCCTGGCTCAATAGAAGATGTTCTTCTTGTAATTCCTCTGGTAGATATTTTACTCTCTTTTCCATCATTCCAGAGAATAAACGACGCATATTCTTTACCGCTGTAAAACACCGCTTTTTCTCTACATCATCATAAAACGGTCGGTTTACCCCCGCACTTAGCGACATATTGTTCATGTTCTGCTCGTAGCATATCTGATTCAGAATTAAGAACTCTGCATGACGAACTGAGCGGACTCGATCATCTTTCAATTGACTCGCCTCGTATAACTGACTCATAGCGGCCAATCATTCTCTTCAATTGAATCTGGGTGGCTTTAACCTGGTCTTTGAGTTTTGAGTTCTCTAAAACAAGCTCTACATTCGATTCTCGGTTAAACTTGCTTGAGAGGATGTCGGTGGAGATGTATTGTGATCTCTTCTTCTTTGGATAACCGACATAGATCGTATAGGCTTCAGGGCTAAGATTGATTGATACGCATGGCATAATAATTCATCTGGGATTGGTGATAGTTGTTAATAATAACCCAAAACCTATCCCTCTACCCCCCCTAGATGTTGATAACAATCCATCTACCGCAATAGCCTGACGACAGGACAGAATGTCCCCGACAAGGTCGGTAATTAAGGAATGGGGTATTCTTCAGTGAGAAAAGAGGATTCATCATGTTGCTGGGGGGCTAAAAAGAGAGGTTAA